GAAAGCACCAGCACAACCACCGAAGTGGTATACAGAGGGAATTGAGAATGACATTTAAGTGGGACGGTAAATCTAGGCCAACAAATGACGTTTACTCAAAACGTTGGGAAGATATATTTGGTAAGAAGAAATCAAATCCTGTGGCAAAAGAAGTTAGAACACCAAAGTATAAACAGAAGGTTGTTAAAGCTAAAAAAGGTAAGGGTAGTTACAATAGAAAAGTAAATATAGAAGAAAAGGATTGGATATGGACATAAAAATGATAAGACCTTATACGGAAGAAGAAAAAGAAATATTGAGAAAAGGATTGGAAGATGGCGAAGTTGAAGAATAAAAAAACTAGAGAAAAAATTTACGAAAGAAATCCTAACACAGGAGTAATTCGTTGGAGATATATAGATGAGTCACCTGATAAATTTGGTTGGCCTAACTATGGTAGAATATTAAAGGAGAAAAAAAATGGCTGAATATAATAGAAAAAATATGATAGAGGCAATCAAAGACCATGCAAAAGGTCATATTGCAAAACACTCAATGAATGTAGAGATATATCTAAAAAATGCTGCTGGTATAGGTGAGCATCCAGATGTATTAGAAGCAATTGAAAAAGAATTAAAAATAATTGCAGAGTATGATGACCAATTAGAAGTTATCAAAAAATACTTTGAGCACGACCCACTAAAACCAAATGTTAAATAAACTTAATCTAGCATATCACCACTGGTTTAAATAATGCCAATTTATACATTTTTAAATAAGAAAACTGGTAAAGAGTTTGATGATATGATGACTATTGCTGAAATGGAAGAGTATCTGGATAATAATAAACACATTACACAGGTACTCAAAGGTCTAAATATTGTAAGTGGAGTAGGAAGTATAAAACAAGATGGCGGATGGAAAGATAATTTAAGTAGAATTGCAGAAGCACACCCACAGAGTGCACTTGCAGATAGATATGGAAAGAAAAGTACCAAATCAATTAAGACACAACAAGCACTAGCAAAAAATAGAAGAAGAATAAGAGGTAAAAAATAATGGCAGATGATATACCAGATTATATGCGTGGGTTTGACCTTGATGAAGATTGGGGTATTACACCAGTTTCAAAACCTGCTGAAACAACACAACCTACCATAGACCCAAGCGTAATAGAAAATTCAAATTTAGAAATATCAAAAGTAAAAGATGATGTTTCATCTATAAAGTCTATGATGAATGAGATAATGCAAATTGTGGCAGAAAAAGAAACAATTACAAAAGAAATTTCTGATGAAACTATAAGTCAGAGATTTAAAGATATTGAGAAGATTGTATTACCATTTTTATATAATTTACAAAAGTCAGATGAACCTTATATACATTGGCCTAACAGAGGTCCAATCATTAAGGCTCAAATAGAAAAATTACTTAAACTAACAAGAGGTTAAAAATGAAACTAAGCAAAAACTTTAGTTTAAAAGAACTTACTGCTAGTCAAACAGCAGTTCGTAAAGGTATCGACAACAATCCAAATGAAGATCAGATCGATGCTTTACAAAAATTATGTGAGAACGTGCTACAACCAATAAGAGATCAATATGCAACTCCAGTTACTGTATCTAGTGGCTTTAGAAGTATTGCATTGTGTGAGGCGATTGGTTCATCATCAACTTCACAGCATGCGAAAGGTCAAGCGGCTGATTTTGAAATATTTGGTGTGTCAAACCAAGAACTAGCACATTACATTGATAAAAATTTAGATTACGATCAGTTGATTTTGGAATACTGGAATCCTGAAGAAAAGAATAGTGGTTGGATACACTGCTCATTTAAGAACAAAGAAGACAATAGAAAACAGTTTTTAAGAGCATACAAAGATCCGGAAACTCGTAAAACAAAGTATGAAACATATTCGTATAGAGTACACGCTAAACCAAAACCGAGTGGTGAATGAACTTCTGACGAGATTAATAATTTATACTGTGAAAAAGGTATTTAAAACTTGACAAATGCCTAATAATATGATATATTATAATGATACAATAAATGAAAGTGAAATATTATGGCAAAAAAAGAATTTAAGTTTATAGAACTAGATCAATCAAAACTACCTGTTACTAAAGGTAAGAAAGTTGATGGTTTTCGTTTTTACGATATAGAGGGAAAAGGTTATCCATCTGTAACCACTGTTTTAGGTATTCGTTCAAAAGAAGGTTTACAAAAATGGCGTGATAGTATTGGTGAGAAAGTTGCCAATTGGGAAATGAATAGAGCAGCTCGTAGAGGTAAAGCAACTCATTTACTTATAGAACAATACATCAAAGGTCAAACACCAAGTGAGCGTAGTGTACTTCCATTAGGTCTATTCAGACTAATCAAACCATACGTAGATCAAATAGATAACATACATTGTTTAGAAACAATTATGTATAGTAAAAAGTTAACTATCGCTGGTCAAGTTGACTGTGTTGCTGAATACAATGGTAAGTTGTCAGTAATTGATTTTAAAACAGCAAACAAAGAACGACAAGAAGATTGGATTGAAAACTACTTCTTACAAACAACTGCATATGCTATTATGTACGAAGAAATGTTTGGTAAACCAATCGAACAAATTGTTATATTACTTGCTGCTGAAGACGGTACAGTATCATCATATATTAGAGAGAAAAAAGATTATATGCCAAAACTAGAAACGGCTATACAAGACTTTTATAAATATTATGAAGAACTAAACAAAGATAAAATTCAAGCAAGTTAATCAAAAAAGTGGCCCACATTTTATCATAGAGAGGGCTAATGAAAAAAATATTAATCGGTTTATTGATGAGTTTATTCGTGTTATCAGCAAACGCTGACCATGAAAAAATTGTAGGAGAACTTTATCAACTAGAACTACCTGCTTTGTGCGGTACACCACAAGATATACAGACATATATAGATCACTACAATTTAAAACCATTCCATCTATCATTAGGTAGAACAGGTATGGTAGAAGATGGTGAGCCAGTTTATATGTTAACTTATATGATTAACAAAGAAACAGGTCACACAATTGCTGTATTAGATATACCAAGTAACCTTGAAAGATGTATTTTATTTCATACATTTGATTTAGTTACTGAAATACGAAAACAAGGTTGACAAATTAAGGCCAATATGTTATATTGGTAATGTTATAACTGTGGTGGTGAAAGCTAGCGTTAGTAACCACCCAAAAAAAAGGTGAAAATGAATAGTAAAGAATTTAGTTTAAAAATAGAAAACATAGTCAAAGAAAAAAAGTGCTCACATATGGACGCTGTAATTTTATATTGTGAGGAACTAGAAGTAGATCCTGGTACAATAAAAAATCTAATATCAAAATCATTAAAAGAAAAGATTAAGTTAGAAGCTACTAATAAGAGGATGCTAAAGTATCCGAAGTGTGGCCAATTGCCAGTTTAAAATATGTATGGAGGGTTTGATGTATTTAAAGTATATTTGGGAGTTAAATTACACTTCACAACAAAAACTTATGATTATGTTAAATATGATGGAAAGGTTAACTGTAAACTTGAAACGTTTACAAAAAGAAATGATAGATATTTCTTTCACAAGTTAAGTAAACAATATGGACAAGATAATATACTTGATTTCTTTGTTGCTAACTTTGCTTCAGATAGCAAGGGATGGATTGGTAATCTTTTACAAAAAGATGGTAAAGATGTTTATTTGGATTATAAAAAACGTAAAGAGGCTTTTGCCTATCACTTTAGAGCTGATTGTGTACGGATTAGTGATGACTTTCTCTCTAATAATATTTCTTTTGATGATGGTTTCGTTTGCCGTGGCGGACAACATCCTAGATTGTTACGCCTACTTATTCAAAAAAAGTTATCATCCCAAACCGCAATCGTGCTTGACCACTTTTTATCGTTTAGTAAGAATTGGTCTAAAGAAATTACCGAGAAAGTTGTATGGCCTAAAATCTCATCTACGCTTACCAGATTAAAACCTTTTATTAGGTTTAATGAAACAGAATGTAGAATGATTA